GGTAACTTGAGACGCATTATAAGTATAAAACTTTTTTTCTGTCCATAATGTAGTAGTAATATCTCCTCCATAAACATTATTACTGCTTAATGTGTTTGAAGAACTAATTGTTGCGTTAACAAAATTATTTGTAGTAATATACTCACTTTCTTGTCTTTCAAAATAACTATCACCTCCATATTGAGATTTTAATACTCTAGTAATATCTACAACTGCGTACATTCCTCTGTGCGGTTTAGTAGTTCCTCCTTTATACCCCCAAAAATGTAAATTATTAGATGTATATGGATTAGATCCTGCAGCATCTTGTGCAAAATAAGGGTCTCTTTGGTTTGTTGGAGAAAGGCCTCCAGCAGCATTAATAATACGTTTAGAAAATAACCAATCATGCGCTTGGAATAAAATTGTTCTAGTACCAATACCTCCAAATGTTAGGTTCTGTGTTCTAGTAGTGCCAGCTACGTTAGTATACCCAACTATTTCTCTAATCCCTGCATTGCGAAATTTACGGTCTGTTCCATTATAATCTTTTATTTCAGTATAAGCATCAGCCCCATTACCGTGGTCTACAAAAAACATGTCTTTAAGTTTTCCAAAAGTTCTTGCACATGAATATCTATTCCACATAGAAGTACAATCAATAAGTGCTGTTGATTTACTATAAATATCTTCAGCAGAATCTGCTTTGGGGAAAGTAGACTGAGAAATGCTTTTGAATTGCGCCCTGTCTCTAATTCTACCCGTAACATCTATAGTTGTAGTTGATAAAATACCGTCTTTTGATTCTCTTTGAGCAGAGTATAAAGAAACTGGTTTTATTCTATAGTCGTTTTCTGTACTTAAAGAATTTTCTTCTCTATTTTCAAAGCCATTTAATTTAGCTCCAGTAATCATTTTTAAATCTGGACAATCTATTGTGCCAAATCTCCAATCAGTTTTTGTATTACTATTTGCGTAATTAAATCCAAAAGTTGTTGCTAAATCAGGAGCATAGCCGTCAAACCTTTCTGATGAGTTTTTAATTTCGTCTTTGATATAAAGATCTCCTTGACCAATTTCTACTCCTTTCCATTTACCTGCTTTTAGTACTCTTTGTGTAATAGTAGGAAGGCCAAAAGTATTCCAACCGTCTTTATTTTTTATATTGAATTCAAAATTGTCTACTCCTACTTTTTCTCCAAAATAAGTACTGCCATTGCCAAATATACTACCAACAGATTGAGCTGTAAGCATCGGTCTTTCTCTTAATTCTACCGTGTGCATTACTCCTTCTGCTATAATAGTTCTGTCTTTTTCTCTACGAGGAGATCTTACTATAGAATATCCTGAAATATTATCTTTAATTGATGAAACATCTACATTAAATTTAATTCCTATACTATGTCCATAAGTACCTCCACCTTCTTTAGCAGGCACTTTACCACCAAAATTACCAGAAGCAAGGCCACCAAAAGGCGCACTATATCTTATTATACCATTAGTATATTGTGCGAGACTTAGAGGGACAAAACCAGTGGGCAGCTGTTCCCCATCTCCTGCAGAAGGAAATCTAATATCTCCAATCCATTTAACTTCAGAAGCTTTACCTGTTTTAGAATAAAATACTATTCCAAATCTATATACTTCATCCCGCATATATCCTGTAAAATTTGCTTCAAAACTTGGGTTTTTAAAATTAGGAAATCCAGGGCCTATATCAACATTTTCTCCATTAATATTTACATCAATATTATCTGTAGCAGGAACATTTACAAAAGGAGAGTTACTGTTGTATTCAGTGTCTCTTGCCGTTGAGGGGGAAGGTCCAAAGGTTTGTGTTACTTCAGCAATAGGCTCAGATTTACTTGAATTATCTAATAAAAATTGTGTAGAAACAAATTCATAAGAAACGTTAGGGCCAGTTCCCCCTTTTGTTATTCCATCAATCTGATAAGAATAATCTAAGGACGCTTCACTTCTTCCAGACGCAATTAATGCTTCTAATGTACTATCATTGTTATAAGGATTAATAACATCTTCTCTTTCTCCTATTAACCAATTAGGGTCTGCTTCTTGGTCATTAGTTAACGAAAAATTGCCTCCTGCTCCTACATATGTTTTTTTCCCTTGTGAATTTGTAAATCGGTAAGCTCTAGTGTCTAATTCTATATCAAAACCACTTACAGAAACATTTCCTACTAATAATGAATTATCTTTAATAGTAATAGTTTTTACTCTGTCAAAATCTACACTATCGTCTGTTAAAGAAGACAAAGGTATTACTTCTTTTAAGTCAACATCTGATATTGTAAATTCAAAATCTATGGTGTCAGATATAAACGTATCTTCGTATAAGTATACAGTAAAATTTCCTGGGTCTGCTTCATGTGCAGCATATATTGTTATTTGGTCATACCCTTTAGGAAGGTTGAATATTTTAAAATCTATAGATTTAGTTGTAGGTACAGAAGTAATTGCGTAATTAGTTGTATGATAATCTGTGTCTCCTCCCCCTACGCCTACAGAGGGGTCATCCACTATTATGGGAATACCTGCACTAAATGGGGCTACAGAAGTGACTCCCCCATTAATTCTACTTATTCTATAAGTTACGTACCATATGCCGCTACTTAAATTTCCATTAGACATATCTTTTCTACCAAGTATAGCAGGAGATAATACAGTTTCTGGATTAAGAGAAAATTCTTGTGCTCTAAATGCAAATAAATTAGGGTCTGCTAAATTAGCTCCCCTAAGCACATTTTTATTATCTGTCCAATAAACTCTTTGTACATTTTCATTTTCATAACGAGCTTTAGCTTCTACAGGGTGCTCTACTGATAAATCAATTGCTCCATTGTATAATAATACTAAACTGTAATATGCAGGGTTTTCAGGTCTAGCTACATCGTAACTAAATTTCCATATTTGGCCAAAATTTCTAGGACCAGTTTGGTTTTCAGTAAACAATATAATATCATCTCTAAGCTCAGTACTGCCTATAACAATAAAGTCTCTAGTAATAGGATATATTTGAGGAGTATGATAAATATCTGCAGATATACTTTGAATAGGGGTAGCAAAATTATATACAGCAATTCTATCAATACTGTCTAATATTCCTATTTTATATTGCAACTGTAGAGGAAGTGTGCTATTTTTTTCTTCTATAAGTGCTTTTATTTTACTTAATAGTTCAGTAGAAGTTGTAAAAGTTATATTAAAGGCAACAATAGATGTTTGAGGGTATCCAGTATCTATAAAAAAATCATTAATAGTTTTAATACTATTTTCTTCAGTGTCCGCATTTGTAATATCTATAATAGACATACTTAGTATTTCAGTAAAATCTATTACAAATTTAGTACCTGAAACATTTTCTAATGCTCCACTAGATAATCCATCACTGGTTAAAGGTCTAACATTATTAGCATCTATATATTTTGAATTACTATACTTATGTTTAGAAGTATCTTTATCCATTCCACCAATAAAAGTATTAATATGTTGTCCCATTACTATATAGAGTTATGATTAATTTTTTGTTGTTGGTTTCCTAATTGCTTAAATCCGTTACTATGGTGATTAATATTAGGTATAAGTCTTACAAACTCATTTTTCCAAGTTTCCATTTCATCCATAGTAGGTAAATGGGCTGCACTGTTTGCTTTACCTACATACCAATCCCTTTCTCTTTGTATATAAGTAAATCTTCCTTGGTCCATCTTACCTTGTATATAAAGTTTTTGTGCTATTTTCTCCGCAATGTAATACTTAACAGCTTGCTTATAAGCTTGGTTATCTGGTATCATTGGAAATCCTTCTGCATCTGTTGGAAAAGCTTTATACGCCATTACTAGTTCTCCTTCTTCAAAGTTAGTAAATATGTAGCAATCATTAATAGTATAAGTTAAATCCCCATCACAAGCATTTTTTAATAAAGATTTTCCCCCAGCAGTTAAGTCAGATGTAAATGTTCCTATGTTACTAGTTGTAGCTACAGGTAAATGAGCTTCTAGTTTTTGTGCTCCACTATGAAAAGAATCTCCTGAACCACGGAGCATAGTTCCTGTACTACTTTCCATTACTTGCACAGGATATAACATATCGCAAGGTAATGCTCCTCTGTAATTCTTTATAACAATAGGGCAAGGATGATTAATATCTATATTACCATCAGTTACTTTATCTACATACTGTTTAGGAGCAGCTATTAAATCAAGACACTCTCCTACCCACTCAATGCAATCTACCCAATTAACTTCTTGCGACCAACCAAAGTCTCTATAGACACCATCAATGATAGTACCCATCTTTGTATATTTTCCGTTTAGTGCCATGTTGCTTTAAGTTTTATTTATATTATTTTTTTAAAAAGTGGTTGGTTTTTCAAATTCGTTTTGTACTAAAATTCCTACTCCACTTACAATATCAGCATTTGAACCTGAGTTATTTCTTAGTGCAAAGTAGAAACCGCCTAAAACAAATGGATCAGTAGCCCCAGCCGTATAAGAAGCAAAAGTAATTTGCTGGCCTTCTACATCTGAGGATCTAATAACTGGAATTTCACTAGCAATAATACTATCATCAGCATATCGTCTGAGTGATAAACCATAAGTCTGAACATTTCCTGTATCAATACCAAAATTTACTCTAAAAGTATGATGAAGTCTTTGTCCTGCATAAGGTTCCGCAGAATAAGGTACTAAACAATGGTCATTTGCAGCTACTGATAATCCCGTAAAAGGATTTGTTATAGTACCTGCAACATCCCCTGTAACATTAGTAATTGAAATACCATTGTTAATTGCTTCAGTTGTGCAAAACCGTAATCTAGCATCCTTATTTCCGAAAGGACTTGTTGCGTCTGCGTCTATATTAAAAACTCTTACGTTATCAGCGTTTAAAGCTGTTTCATGGCTTGTAACAAAATTTGCAGCCGTAGTGTTTAAATTACTGCCAAAAGTTAAGAGATATGTAGTTCCATTTACACTTACATTAGCAGTGCCGCTTGTACCGCTTAGTTCTATTTCAATACCAAATTGTATATTAAATTCGTTGTATGAAGTTGTACCTCCTGTTACTTTATCAGTAGCTGCAAAAAAAGTAAAACCATTTGCATAAGCCCCATTATTGAAAGCTACTGGAGCTGCTAAAGTTTTAGACCATTGGGTACTTGAAAGATTTCTAGCTGTACTTCCTACACCGCCACCTACTGAAGCCCATGTATTATCCCCTCTAAGAAATGTAGTTGCGTCTGCTGTACCTGTTGCGGAAAGCATAGGTATATCTACAGCTCCTGCTGCAATAGTTAATGCTGTATCTCCTGTAACATCCCCAGTGTGAGTAGCATTAGTCACTTTTGCATTATTGGCTACAACTTCATTAAATTTAGCTGCAGGCATAACTCCAGCAAATGTTGCATCAGCATCAGTTAATGTTACATTAGTACCATCACTTGAATTTATATCCATTGCTATAGCTGATATTGGCCCAAGAGATAAGTCTGTAGAAACATTGCTTACTTTAGCATTGTTGGTTGTTATGTCTGATGCTTGTTGTGTTGAAATACCTACTTTAAGCGTGTTTGTGTCAACATCTGAAACAAGTTGAGCAGTAACGCCTACTTTAGCTGTATTCAATACAATAGCAGCATTTTTGTCTCCTTCTAGGGCTGTTGCAGCAGTTGTTCCAAATCCTGGAAAAGTTACTTTAGAATTGTTAGTTGTTATATTGCTAGACTGTGTTCCAGTAATAGTTGTTGTGTTGCCTTCTAAAACTGTACCAACTGTAGTACCAAAGTCTTTATTAAATGCTGTGTTTTGAGTAATAAGAGGCTGTCCTCCTAAATTAGATAATGAAGTAACAGGATTAGTAACGTCTGATAAGTTATTTGTTGAGACTAAATCACCTGTTCCTGGTAAAGGGGTAGCCCATGTATTGTCTCCTCTTAAAAATGTGGTAGCACTAGGGATTCCTGTTGCAGATAATGATGGAGTTAGATTGGGGTCACTTGCTGTACCTATATTAAATAAATTTATAAACGTACTATTACCGACTGATAAGCTTTGAACTCCGTTAGAGTCTGTAGCCCACTCTAAGCCAGTTGCTCCTGCATTAACACGTAGAACCTGTAAAGCAGAGCCTATTGTTAATTTTGATGCAATATTTGCACCACTTCCAACAGCTAAATCTCCTATTGCATCCCATATTGTGTCTGTAGCAACATCTCCTCCACCGCCTCCTGAAGGAGCTTTCCAACTAGCAGTAGTTGCGGAATCAGCACTAAGCACCCAACCTGCAGTTAATCCTGATAAATCTAATAAGTTAAGTTCTGAAGCAGCTGCTGTAAGATCAGTTAAGTTATTTAGCGTGGCTAAAGCGCTACTCATAGTTACTATAGTAATTCCATCACTTATATTGCCATATATGTAACCATCTACAAAATGTCCTTCGGTAAACCTTCTATCAGTTTTACCTATACTACCTTCATTATCTTCTCTAGGAGTTATCGGTATTGTTGCCATATTAAAAGTATTTAGGGGCTATACAAGTTTGACCATCTATAAATTCCCAATATATATCCGTGTTTAATAAATTTTCTGTAGGAACTAAACATCCATTTGCTATATCTAATTCAAATAAAGTATTTTCCAATATTTCTAATATAGGAGATAAAGTTTGTAATAAAGATTCTCCAGTATTTACATCTATATTTTGCTCAAAATAAGAACTTACGGCAGGTACGTTAAATACTTCGTTTTCTATATTAGACAGTCTATTATTTACTTTAGCTTGTTTTCTAATAGCAACAGTATCAATACTTGCCGCCAACATAAGTCTATTATTAGAAGTACCTTTAAATACTTTACCTTCTTTGGTAACATATTTATAACCAGGTCTAGCTTTAGCCTGCTCATTAATAATTTTTATTTGTTCGTCAGTATAAGCCATTACATGTAATAATCTCCTTCAAAGTTTTCATCAGTTACTAAAGCAGTTATTGCTCTCTTATTAGTTCTAGTAGGAATAAAGCAGTATGCTGACTTATTCTTACAAGTAGAACGATAGTTACTGAAGTGCCATTTATACTCATAACCATCAGAATGCTCGTTGGTATGGTATACTAGTTTCTTAGTAGCTTTAGCTTCAGGGTCAGTAGCCCACAATTCATTAGTTAGTTTCCAGTTAGGATTAAGTTTATCTTTCTTTAAGTTACCTTCTTTATCAAAAATACTAGGTTTATATTTTTTAATCCTAAGTGTCCCCAATCTGGCAGGCATTAAAAATTCAAAAGTTTCCTCTAACATTAGTCGGGAAACTTCTTTATTAAATTCATTTAATACTTTAGAATGTAAACGTTGAGAAACGGGCCCTTCGGCTGTCTTTTTGTAAGACCTGTATATAGCTCCCCGAGCATAATCTATTTGTATTTTTTTTGGCCCTCTTATCATTGTACTGGTGACGCATCGCTTTTAGCATTATTAGTACTGTCTGCTTGCTGTACTTCTGCTTGAGCAGTTATCATTAAGTTAGATTGTAGTATAGATTGTTTTAATCCTGGTATCATCCACGCTTTAATAGGATAATTCATATCATCTGTATAACAAGGTTCACCTGTTTCTGAACAGTCATTAAACACTGCAGCAGCAGAAGGGTCTTCTGCAATTAAGCTAACACTAATGTTTGCTAAATTTTTATATCTAGGATTTTTACTATACACATAAATGTATCCTTTATGTCTAAATGTAAATATCATACTTCCCGTAAATCTAGCATGAGCTACAAAAGGTATTCTGTCTTTTTCTACGTGTGAAAAAGGCTCGCTTTTTACATTAATAGGGGCTACTCTTGTAATACCTTGTTGATTATGTAATTCTATAGTATCAGGTAGTTTCATTGTGCTACGTAATATAGGACAATCTAATACAATATCACAGCAATCAGAAGCATCTACTTCTTCTAGTTCTACACATAAAGTTTGTATAATGTCTGAATCAATAGTTCTACTTCTATTAAGTTCATTGCGTATAAACAAAGCTCTCTGGTTATGTATCCAGAATTTAATTTGCCGTAAGTCTATGTCACTATCATCAGATAGTTGAGGTCTTACTATACCTAGTAAGTCATGCGCTATTTCATTAAGTGATGCCATAATATACAATAATACTTAATTATTTTTTACTTTTAAAGGATAAGACCTTTGAAAATCTAATGTTATGCGTTTTATCTACTAACCCATAACGATACCCATACATATATCCTTTCTTAGTTTGTATGTCTAGTATAGGAGATACATTAAAAGACTTTTCATTGCCGCCTATTTCAGCTCCTATAAATAGTTTAAGTTTTTTCTTTTCTATTACAGTATTATTATTAATAGTTACAGTATCTATTTTAAGAATATATTTAGGAAATTTAGGAGTATATTTAAGTACTTGACTTAATATTAATCCAGTAGATGTAGAAGTTATAGTTCCAGACAATAAAGAATCTTCATAGGGATTAACATATTCATAAGTAGAATCTAGAATTCCTTGTCCCTGAATATAAATAGTATCGTATAATATAGTAGGAGTAGTAATAGTGGTGTTAACATATTTAGTAATGGGGGGCATTATTATAGTATCTGTGTGAGAAATACGTATAGTATCTGTAGTATGTTTCAAAGTATCAATAGTTTCTTTGCCTATATCTTTAAAATACTTTTTAGACCCACCACATTCCTGGAGAAATAGAATATAAATTAATAGTACTGCTATTACTATATATGTTAATTCTATGTTCTTCATATTTCAATTTAGTAAAAAAAGGCTTAGTATTAAATTTTTTAAAAATTCTTATTATTTTTTTCATTTTAATTCAATACTTTAGGTTTAATAAAACCTAACATTCTTAACCCATTATCATTTGTAAAATTAATAGGCCTGCTTTTAGAAGCTACTATATAGCCTTCTCTGCCTCCCTTATCGTTTGTGTTGCCTTCTATTGTCTTTATAGTATCTTCCCCAACCTCCATGACTATGGCAGCGTGTCCCGTGCTCTGAGCTTTTCCTTTTTTATAAGTTTGCCAAATTACTATGTCACCTTCTTCAGGAGTTTTACTTGTCCACTTAATAGCTTTAAAATGTCTGAATGTTCTTACTGTACCTGCACTAAATTCTTTTTTTAATATAGGTAACATTTCTGAAGCAAATTCTTTATACGCCTCTACCCAACATAGCTCAGTAAATAGACAGCACCAAGCGTAACCATCGCGCATACCTATAGAAGTCATTTTTTTATCAAACTCTGGGTCTTTAAAGCCCATGTTTCCCTTATTTTCTTCTTGTCCTAAATATTCAAAAGCATAGCTTTTAATACTTCCTCTTATAGTTTCCATAATTTTATCCACCAAACTTGCTCATCCACCAAGCTTTAATTGCTAATATTATTGCAGAAACCCCTGTTCCTGCTCCTGTTCCGTAAAGTACAGATGTTGATTTTATATTATTTATTTGTTTTTTGTTTTCACTTGTTTTTTTCTCTACTGTATTCATTCTATGGATTAATCCAGTAGTACCAAGATCATTTCCTACCATAGCAGTATGAATATCCCTTAATAATTTTATGTGTTCAGGATCTAGTGACATAATATAAAAATTATTTTTTTAAACCTCTAAGACTTACTACAGCATCTACAACCGCCTGACCTCCTATGTATATCATTGCTACATCTACCCAATCGTTAGATGCTATCATTCCAAAGCCAATAAAGAAACTAGCTACTATAAAAACGCTTAATTTCTTACTTATAAAATACCCTAAAAATTTATCTACTTTTGCTTTCATAACTATACTATTTTATTTTTTTCTACTTCTAAAATCATGTCCATGTGAATCTTCGCTATTCTATCTCTACCCTCTTCGCTTAATAAAAGAGCAGATTCTTTTCTATTTGTCATAAAGAAATTCTCAGAAAGTATTGCAGGCATAACAGTCTTGCGTAATACCCAAAAGTTAGACTCTTGGTCTGCATCTCCGTCCCTTGTATCCTTTCTCATTTTGTGGTCTGGAAACTCCTCCTTAGCATTGTTAAATAATATCTCTGCTATCTTATCGCTTTTAGTTTCTCCTACACTAGTATAAACAGCCCACCCATGAGCAGACTCTTTGCCGAAACCGTTTGCGTGAATAGACACGTAAATACAAGGCTTGCCTCCTTTGTCTCTTTGTTGGCGGTAAATGTCATTTGCCTTATCTGTTCTCTTTCTTAGAGAAATTTCTTCTTCTGTATCTACTAAATTAACACAATCAATCCCTGCATCTGTACACGATTTCATTAATCTTTTAACGATAGCTCTATTAAATACGCCCTCTAGTAATTGAGTTCCATCTTCCCAAACTGGAGAACGCTTACCAGCCGTTTGGTACTTGCCATCTATTACTCCTCCATGTCCATTGTCAAATAGCCAAATATAATTGCTTTCTTTCATAGCTGCTTTTTAAGGTGTAATTGTATAACCGTTGCCTCCTGTTATGTACCAAGACGGAGTACCACTTAAGTCATTTATAAATTGTAAAGTTACTGTGTCTCCTTCACTATTTATATTAATTGTAGTTCCTCCTCTTAAATTAGAGGGTAATAGGCTTATTCCTCCACTCGCACTGGAGTTAATACAAACTAAAGTAAGTATTTGCCCAAATTCTCCGTCTGCTATTGTGTGAGTATCAAAATTAAGCGGCAGTGTGCCAATTGCAATAGTTGATTTACTCAAATCTATAAAAGTGTTCGCACCAGGAAAAACAATAGAATTCCCACTATGCCTAACTTTTCCACTTGTGGTAAATTCATCTGATGAAGTTAAAACAGTTGAGTTAACATCAGGCATTCCAACAGGTCTTAACCCTAAATCAGATAATACTGTACCTAAGTCTGTATTTACTAATGGTTGTACTATTGGTGTAGATCCATAAAATGCTAATTTCTGACTAGTTGCAGTACCTATTTTAGTACCTGTAGTAGTATCTAAAATCATGTTAATGCCATTATCTCCCATATAAAGATCTCCATTAGCTAGATACAATGAATAGTTCTGGCCTGATGCTCCTGATGCACTAAAATTTCCTGCTATATTATCTCCAGAAGTTGCACCAAGTAAGCTTACTGCTACCCCTTGTACTTGCCCTGTTCCAGCAACTGCGCTCACTATTTCAACTCCTTTAGTAGTAACAGTACCGCCAACACCTTGAATATTTGCACTAAATCCAGCCCAGTTAGCTCCCGCAGAAGTAAGATTTGTACTAGCATCATACGCTTTATTACTAGCAGTTCCTCCTTGAGCATTTGAGCTTACTCCTTTATTAAAAGTTGTCCCTGCTCCAGATGAATCAATGTTTGCAGCAACACAACTACCCGTTGTAATTGTGTTATATACCTTTAAAGAAGTTGCAAAAGCTTGGTTTCTTAATGTTACAGCTGAGAGTGAGTCCACAGCACCATTAATACCTAATTGGTCTCCATCATCTAATATTAAAGAATCTATTAAACTTGTTCCTGCAGCATCAAATTTAGGCAAAATATTAGCAGTTCCTGATGTAGTACTAGTAGCTCTTTGTGTATTACCAATAGTAAAGTAATTAGTACCGTCATTAATAAGTTTAAGTCCTGCTTTATCTATATTAATAATAGCAGAAGCTGCTCCGTCAATTGTTCCTCCAGTAGTTACTATTGTTATTGCATTAGTTCCTGCAGTTTCTACATCCCATATTTCAGGTTCAAACCTTGAGGGAGATATTAAAGTGCTTGGGTTAGGCAATGTTATTGTACAAACCCCTACACTAGTGCGTGTAACATACCATAACTTAGAATCACTTTCCGTTAATATTTTAGAAGCAGTAGATATTACAGATGAGTTATAAATTTCTTGGTCAAATACATTTCCCAATTCTAAAGGAGTTATTGCAGAATCAGCATTAGATAAAGCAAGAGCTTCAGCATTAGTTGAAATTCTGGTAGCACCTGCAATAGTAGTAGTACTATTTGTAAGTTTATTTTTAGGTATCCAAACTGTACCACTAGCATATAAAAGAATACTTTCTCCATTAGCAGTAATACTCATTGTAGAAGTGGTGTCTAAAAAAGTATCTGAACCAGCTACATTAATTATAATATTATAAGTTTCTGCATTATTTCCTGCATCTACTATATAAAATTCTGTTCTGTCTGCAGAGGCTAAAGTAGAAGTGTCTGGAAGTGTGATAGTACAAGTACCTGCAGTAGTTCTGGTCACATTAATAGTACCTCTGTCTGCATATGTTAAAGTTGCAGTAGCGTTGTTTACAGTAGTCTTTTTTAATACATCATACTCTATTTTACTTCCTACGTACTCAGTAGTAGCAAGTGCAGTACTTTCTACTGTATCTACAGCTGTTACTCCAGTGGTAGTACTACTAAGAGATGCTCCAATTGCATCAGATTTTAAAGCTAAAGCAGAGTCTACATACGTTTTAGTAGTAGGATGTAGTCCTGAAGTAGGGGCTCCTGATAAAGTAATGTCTCCTGTTAGTACGCCTCCAGCTAGATTTAATTTATCTGCAGTAAGAGCTGCTACCGCTATGTCATTAGAAATTTCATAAGCAGCTTGACTAGCAACAATAGCTGCTGTAATTGCAGCGCCTGTTACTTTATAATCTACTCCTGCTACGTTTACTACGTACTCTTCTGTTCCGTCAGTTATAGGTCTTGATGTTAAATCTGTTATTAATGTCATGTCTTAAGTTTCTTTTGATGAAAATAGTTGTAAATTTCCTGTACCTAAATGCGGTTGATTTATAAGTTCTGTTTCTCCTGGAGTTTTGTTTAATGTTATTGGCCCACCTCCCCCTAGCCCTAGTTCTTTCTGAACAGGTTCTTCCCAAAATGAAGTGTTATAAGAGGTTTCTTTGTTTAAAAAATGTAATCCTGTAATTATTTGAATGTTTTTAATTATATTATCAACACATTCTTCCGTAATACCATTATGTACTCCGTTTTGTTCAGCAGTAGTAATAGGACAATACCCTAATAAAGCCATATAACAAGCTACTACATATTCGTATTTCATAAATTCAACTTCATCAAGTAGTTGTCCGTATTTAAGGTTGCCTACTATTTTATCAGTCTGTGAAGATATCCAAAGACCAATATCTACTCTTCTTTTAAGTAAATCGTTTTCTGTATAATATTTTACTACTGCCATTAACTAAGTTGTAAATAAGCTACTTCTAATGATATACGAGACCCTACCCAAGCGCTTATAGCACCGTCAGTGCCAATTTCTTTATAATCTCTTGTTCTTCTGCCTTCTTTTAAAGACGCTTTATTTTCTTTTGCTTGTTTTTCTTCTTGATTTATTCTAGATTTTTTAGCAAGAAGTTGTCTCTTTTCTGATAATACATTTCTTTCTTCTTTAACAATTCCTGAACCTGCTATTCCATAATCTTTAGTAAGTGTATTATAAAAATTAGATTTTTTTAATTTTGTTTTTTCTTTTATAGTTTCTTTAGCTATGACGGCTTCTCCTGCATCATATAATCTTTCAATTTCTGCAAGATAAGATTTTTCTTTTTCTGTAGGATAAGCTATATAAGCCCACAACCCAACAATGTCATCATTAATTGGCCATAAATTAGGGTCTATATCAAGGTTTACTATTCTAAAATCTTTATTTTTACCAAATCCTTTTATTTCAAAATCACTTTTAGCAATAATAGTGGGATCATCTGCTAGAGGATTTTCAGTAGTGTGGTTCATTAATCTAAGGCCCGCTTTACATATTGTATTTCCTGTATCTGCTCCTATAATTACTTTTACACTACTAAGAGTATTTAAACTGTTTGTAGTAGTATGTCCTACTAAAACATAATGCCCTGCTGGCACTTCAAAAAAAGAAGCAGAGCTTTTACAACTAAACGATACATCTGTTTTGCCCAAGTTACCTGGACCTTTTGCTCCTTGATCTCCTTGTGGGCCAGTATTTCCTTGTTCGCCATTTTCTCCAGTAGCTCCTTTAGGACCACTAGGTCCTTCGCCAAGTCTTATTGCATTATTGTTATTTGTATAAATATAAGTAGACATTATCTCATTTCTAGTGCGTAAGCTCTGTGTTCTGTTCTAGTATTTCCCGACGGTTTTCCGTAATTTACGTCTGTAAAAGCTTCTTTTGCTTTTCCTGCATCTGCTTTCATTGCAACTGCTGTGTCTTTTGCTTCTCCTATCGCTCCTTGTAAAATTAAAACTGTTTCCGTATTAGGTAAGTTTTTTAATTGAGCTGTTAATATTTTATAAACATGTATATTTGTTTGATTTTCAGAAACGTTAGCTTCTGACACTGTTTGAACTCTTCCTCCAGAATCTATAAATATTAATCTAAAAAATAAAAAAGATTCTCCATTTGGAGATTTAATACTATATGCTATTTTTGAATATTCTGGAGTAAAAATGTCAGTGCCTGCAAAAATACAGAAAGCTAATGTATCCCAATTGTTTGAGTTTTTAGAAATTTTTGCTTTAATGTCAACAAATGGCTTAGAGCCTTCTTGTAAATTAATGTCTAATTTATTATCTCCTGAAGGTCCTATTGGTCCTGCTGGACCTCTTGCTCCATCTTTACCATCTTCTCCTTTTATTCCTGAAGACCCTCTTTTTCCTTGGTTTCCTTTAGATATTTGGCCAGCACTTATATTATTGTTTTCTGAACATCCCATTTTAACAAGTTTTAGCGCAATAATTATTAATTAAATCTATTAAGCATTTAAATTTATCTATATCTCCAACTGCTGCACTTGCAGTAGCTGCATCTAAATATGTTTTGGCTTCTAAAGCTCTACGTAAATCACTGCCGTCACAGTCGCAAATATCAATATCTGCTAATAAGCAATGAACACAATTACGTGCTTGCCCTAAAAGAAGTATAGTTTGTGTGTTTGTAATAACTCCTTCTAACGGAGTAGTGACTTCATAAACAAATAACCACTCGCCATCAGCAATTAATAAATCAGTACCTAAACTTAAGTCCTGTGTTCTAATGGCATTATCTGTTGTACTATCTGCTGTAGGAAAAATTGGATATAAATCTAAAATAATTTCTGTTCCTCCTGGAGGCGTTATTTTTAATATTGCTGCAGTAGCATCTGTAGTGTTTTCAGCATCTCCCCAACCGCCTGGGTTAGTTGAAGCATTATACGCACCAGTAGTTTCATTAAAGAGTATTTCCCTTGCGTTATCACTCTCTCTAATATTAAAGTCTATGTATATTGACATTCTAAAATGGTTACAGGGTTAAAAATACTAAAAAAACTATGAGGAAACTTGTTCCCCATAGTTAATTTTATAATACAGCTAGTTATAAACTATACTGCAGCAACAGTTATTCCTGTTAAATCCTCAAGTACAGCCCAAAGACCGTTAGCATGATTCATATAAGTACTTGCCCCTAATGTACTAGGAGAAGCAATAGATATTTGCTTAGGAGACACTTCATTTTGAAATCCTACTAAAGAAGAATCTTCAAATACAATTGTAGTTGTATCATAAGTCAAAGCACTGTCAGTTGCTCCAGCAAAAGAGTGGATAGTTGGTTCACCCATTCTGTAACTTTCACCTTCAAATCCTTTTAAGAACCATTCCTTTTCAGCAATTTCTTTATAAGTACCTGTTCCTTTGTAAGCATTAGACTCTCTTAGAGAGGCAGTAGAACCAAAGTCTTTAAGGATTAATTCCCAACGTACTTGCTTATACTGTTCTTTTCCAACTACAAAGCTTAAAGGCTTACCAGTTATTTTAAAACCAGCAGCGGCTCCACCAGCTTGCGCAAGAGTAATAACATCTGCATCAGCAGTTGCAGTAGCATACACACCAGAAGCAGCAACTACAGGTCTGTCTAATGTATACATGTCACCTGCAGAAATAGCAATTACTTTATAAACGCTATCTGCTACGGTTGCTCCAGCACCTACAGCACCAAATCTTAAGAAGTCACCTACTACAGCAGTTAATGCAGCAGCACCTGTAACAACTTTAGAACCGTTTACTACAGTAATATTAGCTCCTTCAGTTGCACCAGCAGCTGCAGAGTAAATATCAAACTGTAAATATTCTTCAGCTTCTCTAGCAAAGTTTTTTATTCCTGATACAACTAAGTTGTAAGCAATATCCATTTGTGATGGTGCAGCTACTCCAGATTTCCATTGGAAATGTTTGATGTAACGTCCATCAGTGTTAGATGTTAAAAGCTCTTGAACCATTACATCTACCATGTATAAGTTGTTTGCAGTTAATGTAGCAATAGAACCAGTAGTCCCATTATACCCGACAGAATCTGATTGTTCTGTAGCGGCAACATAAGCTTTAGTAGAAATAGCTTTTACGCTAGAAGCTTTAATTGCTTCAGATACAAAAGCTGGTTTTGAATCAGAACCTCCTACTGCAATAATGAAATTATCATTAGCAGCTGATGCTGCTAGTCTAGATCCACCAACAGAAAAGAGAGCTACCTCTCCATCTAATAAAGCTGAAATAGCTTCTGTAGCAACAGGCGCACCTGCTGCAACTTTTCCTAACGCTAAATATTCTACGTTTCTTGATTGTGTAATACTCATTTTTTTTGTTTTTTAATTTATATTTATTTATTTATATGATTACTTATTTATTCTGTTAAACTCTCCTCACTTTGCTTTATCTGATATGCTTGTGGGTCTGTTATCCCAGTTGCAATTCTTACAGCAATATCAACAATTTCTTCATGCATAGCTTCATTTAATTCTGAAGTTACATTTCCTAAAAGGTCAATGTCTGAAGGTAATTTAATATATCTTACATGATAAGTATCTACAGTAGTATCTGCATTTGCAACAATTTCATGTCTTAATGCAGGCGTTGAATTTACTATATCATGACTAAAATCTAATCTCCAAATTAAATCCTCATTGGGCTTTTTAAAAGGGTTTTTGATATTAGCATTGTACTCATCATGTGTGATAGGTTTAACGCTAATTCTATCTCCATCAAAGCATGCGTTTGTATGTGATATAGTAGCCTCTTCCATTAGTGTATAAAGAAAGTCTATAGGTAAGTCAAAGAATACTCCATTAGGAAATACTCCTGTTTGGTCACTAGTATTAGTACTAGCGGAAATGTCTACTCCTCTAACTAATTCCGATAAATCTTTTCTTCTCTTCTCAGTAGCTTCTACTCCTTCACGGTACTTATTACCTTTGTAATTGTACCTATGTTTAACAGCTTGTAATTGGGCTTTATTTAAAAATAATTGTATCTCTTCCTGAGAATAACCAGGAGCCGCAAGGTTAGTAACTTTGTCGTACAATATTAAAAATGATAATTCCAATTCTGCTGCTGTCATTATTTAGAGTTTTCTATTCTACCTTTAATTTTAATAACTTCTTCACTGTTTTTAGGATTAGCTAAGAAATCTAATACAGACCCCATAGTTTCTCCAATTACAGTTTTGTTATCTGCAGTTTTAAATACCATACCATCTCTGATAAGTGCTCTAGCTGCTAATGCATTATGAACAAGTACTTTAGAAGCATATTGCTCATCTCTAACTATGTCTAAAAAGCCAGATAAATCTTGTATAATCAAACGTTCTAGTTCTGCAATACAGAATCCTGCTTTAGCGTTTGGTGCAACTTGTTTACCTCCAGGTCTAACAGTATTGTATACATTCAAGAAGTCTCTCATCTTCTCTGCAGAATGTTCTACTTTACCCATAAACTTATATGCTTCCATTTTACTAGAAGCTGCTTTTACTTTTTCTTCATTTTCATGACCTTCTTCAGTAATGCAAAATCTGTATGTACCTTTCTTTAGTTTTTGGTCTGCAGAAGGTGAAACAGTTTCTGTGTTCTGTAAAAGAACTTTGTACTGTAAGTATTCAATAGGTTTAGATAAATCTAATACCTTAGTATTTTTGTCTAGTTTTACTTTAAAAGCATCCCAGTAATTATCTCCTTTGTTGTGTACATTTAGATCATTTTTTCCTAATGCTAATCCTGCTGCATCACTTTCAAAGTATATTCTTTCTTCTTTTGTCAACGGTTCTTTATATTGTCCCGTATTTCTATCTCTTGGTAATGGTAAATCTACTGAACTAGTTTTAAACAGAAATTCTGCTTCATGTCCTGCAGGTAGCCATCCACCTTTTCTTTTAATAGGTACTACTAACACTCTTTTGTTAGGTAGTGTAAAGGTTTTAGTTCCTTCTTTTATCGCTTCTTCCATTTGCTCTTGTTTAATTATTTAGTTATTTCTTCTTATTAATTACAAATATAAAGGAAAGAGGCTTACGGGCCTCCTCCCAATATAGATATATTTTATACTATGCTAATTCAGATGGAATTAACGTAGCCGTTCTAGACGGATCTTTTACCATTGCTCCAACCATACAAGCTCTGTGGTACGTGTACCCATCTGTAGAGTTAGACATGATATTTTTCTCTCCGTTTCCAGCAAAAGGATGACGTAAACCAGCTTCATAGCCCATTATGTCTTCTTGTCCTTTAGCGTAAACTTTACGGATATTTGGCTCTCCATCAGAAGTACCAACGTCAAGGATGTCATATCTGTAAGATTCAGCAACACCACCATTTGAATGGTAAATCTTGTTACGTTCTCTATCGTCATATAAACTATCAACAGATAAGTTTACTTTGATTCCTTGAGGTCCCATATACTCTAAGAACTGTCCTCCATATCCAAGTCCCATTTTTACTCCGTCAGAACCTTTTGTAGTATACATTCTGTCTTCGTTAAATAATGGTGTGAATAATTGACTGTGGTTTTCTAAAGCTTCGTGGAATTGGATTGCTCCTCTTTCCCCTGTTCTTAATACAAACTCTCTTTTGTCTCCTGGAAGTTTTCCTTCAGATAAATCTAAAAGTACACTTAAAAGATATTTGATAGAGAAGTTAGAGTATACAGAAGTATTAGATGCTTCCATTTGTTGACGGATACCTGCACCTTGCTTCTTAATGTGCCCAGATTTACCAAAGTTCTTGTAAGAACCATCAGTAGCTTTATTAGCTCTAGCATACATTAATACTTTGTTTTTCTCTTGACGGAACTGGTTGTCAAACATATAATCCTCATACTGTGTCCAAGTAGAATGTGCTTTTCCTTTACCATCTTTCCAAGCAGTAGCAAACGGTCTGTGTACCATGTTACCTGGAGTAGTGTGTTGCATTCTAATCATTGTAAACGCATTTCTCATTTTAAATGGAGAAACAAAGTTCACTAGACCACCTTTCTTAGAAAGTGTTTGTTCTACTAAAGACCAATCCTTAGAGAACCTTTTAGATGCAGATAATTCCTCAAAAGGAACGAATAAATCTGGATCACCAGTAATTAATTTACATCTATAAACCCAGTTAGTTCCTTCAGGAAGTGGGTCAGCAATTACTTGCATAGAATAAATTTCGTTTTTCTCACCAACAATAACATTCTCATCAGAGAACCATTGTTCTGGAAAAACTAATTCAAACTCTGTAAAGTTCTTACCTGCTTCAGAAGCTGCAGTAATAGCAACACCTCCGATACGTGCCTCTACTAGAGGTACATTTTTCTTAGCAGAACCTATCAACTCCCAAGTAAAATCATCATCACTATCTAATGTTAGTGGTGAAAATTGTTCTAGGTAAGAGTCTAAGTCTAAACCAAAGTTAGTTTGATGAATCCTAGTCATCAATTTTGAAGCTACCTGCGGGTTAGACTGATAAATAGCTCCTAAGTGATTCTTAGTAGTTAAACCAGTCCACGCCTGTGCTTCTGTCATTTGAAACGGTGAAATTTTCGGCATTTTATTTGTTTTTTATTTGTTTACTTATTTATTTATTAAACATTAAAGATAGACTATTCATCATTTCATCCTCAGCTCTTTCAGACCTGTTTTCAGTCTTCTTAGGATTTCCATAAGAGTGTCCAGTACTCTTTGTGTTTAATACGCTCTCCAAATCTGAAGTAGCACTGCTCTTTGCAGATTTTTTTATTTTAGACCAATCAGTAAAACCTTTTGTGATGTCAGCTAAATAAGCTACAGTCATATCAAATTTTACTGGGTCTTGTTGTCTAACAGTCATTGTATAATTTTGAGCTTGCCCATTAGCGTCTTTACCTACTATTCTAGTCAAGTTATTAAACAATCTGTCTTTAATTACTTTATTTATTTTAACACCAGGAATAATTTCCTCTACACTATCAACAGATTTTCCAATATACTCTATCTGAGCTACGTATTGGTCACTCATTTCTTTTTGTTGGTGTTCAAATTTTTTCTTAATGTGTTCTTGCTTTTGTTTAGCTAAGTGTGATAATTCAACTATAGCATCAGCAGCTTCTTCTTCTAACCCTCCAGAGTCTCCTAAAGTTTCAACTAACTTAGAAATTCTTTTTTCGGAAAATCCTTTAGAAGCATAAAAGTCTCCTACTAATTTCTTTTGTAAGTCTTCACTTTCTGATATAGCTTCAGCAGTAATTTTAGAGTAATTAATTTCATCCATTTTAGGTCCTTTCATTGCTTCATAAGGAACTCCTTTAGAAACTGCCATTGCCAAATCAATAAAGTCTGGTGGAAAAGAATTTATAAAAGTAGCCTTAGCTATTTCTAATTCTCTTTGCATAGCATTGGTTAATACTCCAAAAGGATCATCTGATTCTGCTACTGCAGCGGCAAACTCTTCTTGGTCAAAATCTGAAAGCAAGCCCTTTTCATGTAGTAGAGAGGCAAATGGAGTAACAGGAGAAGAATCTCTATTTTCACTTCCAGGGCTTTTATCTTTATCTTCTGATGTGTCTTCTGTCTTACCAGTAGGAATTTCAATTTTATCTTCTTCTTTTTCTGCTTTCTCAACTGTCTCTTTAGCTTTGGGTACTTCTGTTTCTGTATCGTTATCTTCCACTATTATAATATCTTCAGCTTCTTCCTCTGCTTTAGATTCTGTGGTAACGTCTTGTAGATCTATTTCCTCATCTGAGATAAGGTTAAAATCAAGGTTAAATAATTCTTCTGTGTTTTCCATTTGTTTACAATATTAGTTATTATTTGTTTTTTCTCCTATTAATTATTACATCTTCTAATAAATAAAATTAGTCCCTATAGCTAAAACTTACTTAGCTACTAGTTTTGGCTTTGCTTTTATTTCTAATTTTTTTATCTTTAAATCATTAATTCTATCTTTCTCTGCCTGTCTTTCTGAACTACTTCTATCTTTTTCTTTTTGTACTTCTGAACTACGCCTATCTTCATCTTTAGCTCTAATAGAGTCTTCTGCTTTTTGTTTGTCTGCTTCTATTTTTTTCTCAGCAACTTTATTTTTAGCATCTTCCATTATTTTTCTAGCCTCTATTTCTTTCTCTTTAATTATCTCATTAGTTTTTGCTTTGTGTAATTCTAAAGCGTCTGGTATTCCATTGTTGTTATGGTCAGCCATTTTTTCATTCCACTTACCTTCTAATTTCATTTGCTCTATTTGCATTTTGAAAGTATACTCAGTCTCTATTTTAGTTAATTCAAACTGTTGCTGTGCTTGTTGTGCTTGTTGAGCTGCTTTTAATTGCTCTTGTTGCATTTTTTCAGCCTGTTGTTGTTGTTCTTGTTCTCTTTGTTGTTTTTCTTTTTCTTTAGTTTCAATCTTTCTACGCATGTCAGATAGTGACGGAGTAGTGTAAATATCCATAATACCAGCAAAATCAATCATCCCGTTTTGCATACCCGCTTGTGCAAGCCCTTTCATTGATTGTAACAATTCTGCATCATCGGAAGCATTAGAAATATGTATATCATATTCTGCAGAAGCAAATTTAGCGGAATCTATAGTGAGCATAGCAGTGGACATATCATCTAACATATATTGTAGCTTCTTATCTTTACCGTCTCCCCAAGCTAATCTTGCAGTATCTAATAAAAGAGCTAATGCTTTTTTCTTTACATTGTTATGTATAGCAAACCATTTTTCAGTAATATGAGAAGACTGAGATACAGCTCTTTCTACATTACCTACTAGTTCTCTATTTTCTATTTGCCCTTGTCTTTGTTTAGTTACTCCAGCTATATCTCCTAGTTGTGATTCTAAGAATTGTAGCATCATAACATGTTGTTGGATGTAGTTACCTAATTCTAAGTTAATAGTATCAGACTGTACATTCATTTGTCCAGCAAGTTTTCCTTGTGCTACTCCTTTCTTAGCTTCTTTAAAACTATCACGCACTGCCCAGCCATTAACTTCTGCATAGTGCATCCATTTATCTATGCTCCAGTTATCAGGTACTTGTGCTAAATCAAGAGTAGCTATTCTACCCTTAGCTTTTGCAAACGCCATTTCTGTTCTATACATAAATACATTATATAGATACTGATAAGGCTTCATTCTATCCATTAGAGATTTAGCTCTACTAGTATTAATATTATATGCTATTCCTGTGTATCCTGGTTTACACACAGAAGGATTTCCCGTACTTCTAAACTGAATATCTCTAGGTTGCATTTTTATATAAATGTCTTTTCCTATTCTTGTTCCTTCCCACCATTCTCCTATCCAAAACCATTTAATTTCTTCTCCAGCCTCTTTGTTTACTTTGTAATCTTCAGAAACTAATGTCTTTTCTTGAGAACCGTCTTCATCATAATAAGTAAGAGTACCTACTTTTTTAAGAGACCTCCATAATACTCTAGTAACTCTTAAGTTACCTTCACTATCCCAAAATTCTCCATAGAATCTATTTCCTGATCCTAGTTGGTCAGTATCAATTAATCCATCAAGAACAAGAGAATGTTCTTTTTCTCCAATAGAAATCATACCGTCACCGTCTGCCGTGGTTAAGCCTGAGTCTATTTCTTTTATATGTTTAGGGGTTAAGTAGTCATGATAATTATCAATAACTTTTCCTGGTGAATGATATCCGTCTTCCACTATAATGTCAGAATCTTCTATCCAAGGAGATTCCCCGCTTCTTACTGTATGTAAGTTTAATGGGTTTACTTTCCTTAAAATAGGTTCTCCTCCAATAATGTCTGAACAGTATATCTCTTCTCCAACTATAAGAGCATCTTCAAATCCTTTAGCAAATTCTTCTTTAAGGTCTAAAAGGCTCCATAGGTATTTAAGGATATGGGTTGCTGTTCTTTCTCTGAGGTCTTGAAATTCGTATAAGTGATATTTTTGCATTTCTGCAAGTTCTTTTTCTACCTCTTTCTCATCAAAATTTTCTGCTATAATTTTTTCTGTTATGTATTTGACTAGTTGTTGGTTTAGTTCTTGCTCTTTATCAGAGATAGCGTCATCGTTACCTACTCTTGCTTTCCAATCAAATCTTCTTTTTCTTTCCTCCCCTACTAATAAATCAATCTTTGGGTTTGCTATAGGATAATTTTGCATTGTTGCTGGGAAATTTGCTCCTTTAATCCCCATTGGATTGCAGACTTTTTCTACATCTGCTGTATCTAGTATATCGTTTGCTAAATTGTAGTTAGCTACTTTATTTTGGTATGAAGCTCTTATTCCGTTGCTTCTAAAAATTGCTAAGTCTTCTCCTGCTTCTACGCAACTTTCTGCCCATTTTTGTGTTTTCTTTCCTGATGACAATTTTTGTGGTGGAAAGTATAGTGTACTTTGGTGTGACATATATTATGCTTTTTCAAGGAATTTACAATAATAACTAAAAAAAGTTACATATATAAGTATTCCGATTATCAATTTATCTTCTTATAGCTAATACTTAATTATTATATTTAGACATATCAGGCAACAAAGGTCTTTCGCTTCCTGTATAATTTCTGCTCCAAAATTCGTCTGTATTAAGCCCTTCACTAGGTGTTTCATAGTTTACTTCTCTCTGCTCTCTATCTGCACGTAGTATCATAAGTACTCCTGCTGCAGATACTCTATCTGCATTTATATTAGGATGCCAAGCTATTAATTCTTTTATATACCCTACTGACCTAATGGTCTGTAGGTTAAGTTTATTTTCTTGTTCTACTTCTTCTCCTTCGTCATCGTACTTTAGTTGTTTATACGCAGATTGTACTAACCAAGTTGCTTGGAGTCTTCTTCCCCAAGCATTTATTTTTTTAGAAGAATTAACTCCTTTAGATTTATTTCCTATCTTAGATATTGTACCCATGTCCATATCTCTGATAATTTCAGGAGTGTCTGCCAATAAATGTAAACTATTTTTATTTTTAAAGTATGCATATAACCCTTTCTTATCATTTTCATATAAAGCTTGTCCGTTATAGAACATCAACAATCTACGTGCCGTTTCATAACAGTCTTCTGCAGAAAATGTTCTTCCCGTAAACTCAGCAACTATTCTATCAGTTACTGTATTCATTAATAGCATTGAGAATAAAGAATTAGTCCCAGATTCATCATCATCTATAGGATCTATTCCTGCAATATATAAGCCGTGAGGAGTATTACCTGTATTATCTTTATAGGGCATTTCAAATAGTTCTATAGCCCCTTCTTTGTTTTTATTATCTTTAATAGGAAAATCTCTTTGTGGATATAAATTGTCATCATTTACCCAAGTAACTTCTCTGTCTCCAGACACTGCCAATCTGCCTGTCCAATGTGGTGAAACAAATTTAGAAAATTTTGGCATTATTTCAGATAAATAATCTTTTAAATCTATAACAGGAAAGATAGTTCCTGAAGTGCGCATTACTGCTTCTTGTGGTACTATTGGCTCTTCGGCCATTGCTTGTATAATAGCATTAGGATCTGTAGATCTGTATTTTACTTGTCTTCTATTAGATAGTATTTCAAGCAATGCTTTTATAACATCAGGTTCTCCGTTTGTGTCATCATAACAACCGTTCCTGTTCATATATGCACCCCAAAAGAATCCACACTCCATTTCGTCATTGGTATTCTTATCATATACATTAGGTACTGAATATATATTATAAGCTCCAGGAGAATAAAATAATTTTTCTGACCCCTCAAAGGAAGCTCCTTCCGTACCGCCTGTTCCCCCTGCAAGCATAAATCCTGAACCTACATCTCCATCTTCTACTGCCTTACGATTTACACCCCAAGCTTTTTCTAAGTTAGGAAATAGTCCATCTTCTTCATAATGAATAAGCGGCCCACGAATACCCCTTGCTTTATCAGGATTATCTTTAAGGGATATTCCATAAACTGAAGATAGTAATCCTTTACGTATTCCGTAGTCATCTACATATCCCAGTTGTAATTCCATAGCTCTAGCACTATTAACTAATCTCATTCTTGGGAGAGGAGTAGCTTCTGCTATCCAATCTAATACGTCCGTTACTTTACCCCAAATACCTTTATCTCCTTGTAGGAAAGTTTTTTCAGAAGCTAAGTGGAAGTTAGGATTACCTGAGCCTGGTATAGTGTACATATTGCAAGGAGATATACTTCCCATTTTAAATGAGAAACCTACACCCCTTGTCTTTAGTAATTTACCGTGCTGTCCAGATTCTCTAGCTTGATCAATATAATGATAGTATAAATAATCTCCTAACCAAGGTTTAGGAAACTTTCTATTTCTAGAGCCTTTTCCTTTTTTCTTTTTCTTTACATCTAAAGTACATATCTTCTTTAGCCACTGCTCAGGAGTTAGTTCTATAGATTCTGTAATTACTAGCCATATAGGAGAGTAATTCCAGTAGAAGTATAAGTAACCAGGTATCCATTCTCCGTCAGGTCTTGAGTGTCCGTCTTTCCAACGTCTTTGCTCTTCTCTCCAAAACTCTGCGTATTCACTTTTAGGATTACCGTTTTGTGGTATGTTAGTGTACCTACCATGTTCTTCAAAGAATAGTGCTCTTTCTCTAAAGAAATCCATATCACTTAATATATGCGGCTTAGTTATATCTATATCTCTTCTGCCTTCCCAATTAACTCTATCTCCTTTAACCATATAAGGTCTATCTAAGATAGTGCCTCTTATTTCTTCAGGCTGCACTAGCCAATTAATAAGGCCTACTGTTTCTATAATTTCTACTAGCTCAGTATATATTTCTTTAGGAAGAACTTTGATAAGCTCTTCTGTAAGGGGCATTTGATATTTATTAAAATTAGTGTAATCCATCTTCAAATAGCCCAAAAGTACGTGCTCCTTTTTGTCTGTTCTCTGCTACTTTAATTTCTTTTACCATTTCTCTTTCTGCAGCTTTAAGGTCTTGCATAATACTCTTTACATCTTTAAGAGCTTTGGTTATATCTCCTACTTTAGTAACAGGTG